GAACGGGACCGGCGCCGCGGTGGGGTGGCCAGCCTCGTGGATCGACTCACCGGAAAGGCCACCGAGGTTCCCGCCTCACCGGCGGGGGCCGCTGATCAATTGACCGCTGATGGCGGACTGGCGGACTGAACTCCAGCTCATCCTGACAGCTCTAGCTGACGATGCCACCGCGAAGGTGGTTGCGTTGTTGGCTCGGCTGGGCCGCCTGGATCGGGCTGAGGCGATGGCGTTCGTCACTGAGGCGTTCCCGGAGGTGATCGGCCCGCACCTGGCGGCCGGTGGTGATGTCGGGGCGACGATGTACGAGGACTTGCCGGGTGGCATCCAGGGATTCACGCCCGTCGCTGCTGACCTGCCGCCGAATGAGCAGCTGGGCAGCAACATTCGGTGGCTGCTGTTGAACGGGTCTGCGGATGCGGTGCGGGGCACCGTGACCAGGCTGGTGAACAACGCAGTCAGGGATACGCAGTTCACCAATCTTGCCGCCGAGTACGCCGACCCGGGGATCTTGGATGATCCTGCCGCCGTGTTGGGGACGGTGTGGGCGCGGTACGCCAGTTCGAACGCGTGCGGGTTCTGCCGGGTTCTGGCCACCAGAGGTGCGGTGTACCGCAGTAAGCAGTCGGCGGAACGGGTTACTGGCCGCGGGGTTGACCTCACCTTGTCTGATCGCCGGTACATCGCCGGGGGGCTGATGACGCGCGCGGAAGCGTTGGATCGGCGGTCGGTGTATCGGTCTCGTCGAGCGGCGGCGCGGCAAGGTAAGCAGGTCGGTGACAAGAAGGTGTCCGGGCGGACGCGGGGGGCGCAGAAACTCGGCGCCAAGTTTCACGACCACTGCAGGTGCCTGGCGGTACCGGTTCGGCCTGGGGCCAGCTACCAGCCGCCGGAGTACGTGTGGCAGTGGGAAGACGACTACATCGCCGCCACCCGCGCGGTCCGGGCGAGCGGCGAGAACACCGGCGGCAAAGCCGAACTCAACGCGATCCTCCGGGAGATGGACAACGCAGACGGTGGCAGTGGGCGGCAGCGGCGCAAAGAATCAGCCAAGCGCCGACAGCAGAAGCGTGACGGCGAGCGCCGGCAAAAACAACCAGGTGGGCCTGGTGGATCCCCTCCGCCGAAGCCGCCAAAGCAAGGCGGCAGGGGTTATTCCGATGACGACGAAGAACGTCATTTGGAGTGGGAATTCGACGACGCAATGCGACGCCGGATGCAGAGCAAAGATGGCTCGATAGACGACGTTCTGGAACGGGCACATGCCCTGCAGCAGTATCGGGCTGCGAACGGGATCACAGGGCGCCTGGACGAACGGTTCGGCAGGCCGTTCGATACTGGCGAGCGGATCGTGGTCGACAAGCTGCTCAGCGAGGGGCGCAACGTCAGCTCGATCGCGGTGCAGCGGACAGGCGACGCTACACCCGATATGGCGGTCGACGGGCGGATTGCCGAGATCAAGGCGTCGATCAGCTCGAACGTCGCCAACTTCGCAGGTCGAGTCACTGAGGCATGGGATGAGCAGGGCGCACCCTACGTGTTTGTGAACGCGACTCGCTCCAAGGTCACTCGCGCAGAGATGGAGCGAGAGATGCAGGCCATCGTGTCGCGTGGAGATTCGATGTACATTCGAATCATTGGAGATGGGTACGACAGCGAATTTGGGAAGTGGTGATCAGCATGCGTATTGATGTGATCACCGTTGCCAGCTCTGACGCTGACCATCTTGACGTGCTGATCGGCGAAATTCCCGGCGCTACCGATGCGGTGAGCAAGCATCGACCAGACAAACATCACTGGGTGTTTCCGAACGGCGGCCGGGTCCGCCTGTTCAGCACTGCCGAACACTCGCCGGCCGGCGTGACGCTGCATTCCGATCTCGACGATGCCGACCATAATGCTTGGGCGATTGACGTGTTCAACGCGATCTCCCGCCTTGGCGGCGATGTCACGGTGTTCGACGAAGACGACAATGTCGTCAAGTCGCAGCATCGCGCCACCGCCTAATTCACCACTGACGTAAGCCCCGCTCTCATTGAGGTTGCGGGGCTTTGTCATACCCGGCCCCGTTTGGCGGCCTTGAGACCCCCTGATCGGCGCGAGGCCGGTCGGGATTACCCGCGATGGGACAACGCAAGTGACCGAAACCAGTCCGCAGGGCGACCCTGCATCGAACCCGAGCCCGCAGCCGGCTCCGAATCCGGCGCCGAAAACGACCGATGACCAGCTCGGCGACGCCGGATTGAAGGCCCTGAACGCGGAGCGCGACGCCCGCAAGGCCTCCGACAAACTCGCCGCTGACCTGAAGAAGCAGCTGGACGCAGCGAACGCGTCCCTGACGGCCGCGAAGGACGCCGGCCTGCCGGAATGGCAGCAGAAGTTCAACGAACTTCAAACCAAGCTTGACGGTGCCCTGGCGGCGCAGCAGAAGGCCGAGGCGACCGCGCAGGCGGCAACCCTGGCGCAACTGCGTACCGACCGGGCAACCACCAAGGGGCTACCCGCGGTGCTGGCGAAGAAACTCGTCGGCGCCACCGTCGAGGAGTTGGACGCCGAGATCGACGAACTGTTGCCGCTGCTCGGAACCCCCGGGCCGCAACCCAACCCGCAGCAAGGCCTGCCGTCGCAAGCGCGCGGCGGGTCGCTGGCCGCGGGCCGCGAACGCTACGCGGAACTGCACAACACCAAGTAACCGCGCAGGCCGGCCGCCTGCAACGACCACTCTGAAAGGAGTGCCACCATGACTCAGCTCGGAATGCGCAGCGAGTCTGTCGGTGCAGGCGACCAGTCCTGGCTCGGCTCACGACACGGGACCGAAACCCCCAAGTCGGCGACCCTGGACCCCACCGCCTGGACCGGCAAGACCACCAACGGTGTCATCAAGTCCGGGGAGCCGTTCGGCATCCTCACCGCCACCGGACTCGCGGTGCCCTACGCGTCGGGAGGTTCCGGCGGCGCGGAGAAGATCTCCGGGTTCGTCCTCACCGACACCTCGGTGACCGCTGGCGCCGGGAACGTCACGTTCCCCGGCGTGTGGCACGGCCGAATCATCCTGTCCAAGTTGCCGTCCACCGTCACCGCAGCCGCGGTGACGACCGGCTCGTTCGTGTGGGAGGTCTAAATCATGGCGCTGTGGACTGATCTGATCACCCCGGCAGACCTGACCGGGTTCGCCCGCGCCGCCGTCGAAGACGTGGAACGGCAGAAGGCCACCTTGGCGCGCTGGCTGCCGAACTATGCGGTGCCCGACGTCGTCGTGCGGACCGTCGTCACCGAAGACGGCAACGGCGCGCTGGCGCAGTACCGGTCGTTCGACGCCGAAACGCCCATCGGGTCCGGCGGCGCGGGCACCCGCAAGGTGTGGGAACTGCTGGCCCTGGGCCTCAAGGAGCGGGTCGGTGAGTACGAGCAGCTGCGGGCCCGCGGCAACGACGCCAACGCGATGATCACCAACGGCATCGAGAAGGCCGCCATGCGGGTCGCCAACGCGGTCGTGGACCGCCTCGAGCTGCTGCGCGGATCGGTGATCGACACCGGTGTGCTGACCATCGACGAGAACGGCGTCAAGCAGACCGTCAACTTCGGTCGGCCGGGCGGCAACACCGTCACCGCCGCCACGCTGTGGTCCGGTGCGGCCAAGCCGATCGATGACCTGATCGCCTGGGGTGACGTGTACGCCACCGGCAACCAGGGCAACCAGCCGGGCGCGATCGTCACCTCGCGTCGGGTGGTGGCCGCGCTGCAGCGCTCCGCGGACATCCGCGGCCTGGTCGCCACCACCGGAGGCACCCCGGGCATCGTGTCCCTGGACGCCCTGAACGCGGTCCTGGCGGCCTACGGTGTGCCGCCGATCCACGTCTACGACCGCAAGATCCGCGGCACCAACGTCCTGCCGGACAACAAGGTGTACCTGCTGCCCGCCGCGGTCGACCCGAACGGCCAGTCGGAGCTGGGTGCCACGTTCTACGGTCAGACCCTGGAAGCCGCCGAACCCGAGTACGGCATCGGCGCGTCGGATCAGCCGGGCCTGGTGGTCGGCGCGTGGAAGACCAAGGATCCGATCGCGGCGTGGGTCCACTCCAACGCGATCGCCCTGCCGGTGTTGGTGAATCCGGTCGCGTCGATGGTGGCGACGGTTCTGTGATGAAGATCCGTGACGACCTCGACGGGGTCGTCTACATCCACGTCGAGGGCAGTGTCGTGTGCCTTGCGGCCGGCGACACCGTCCCCGACGGGGCCACCGTGGGGGATCACCTTCTGGCCGGCAAGGATTCCGATGGCGCAGGCACTGGCGTCCGACGCGGACGTCGAAACGCGCCTCGGCCGGACACTGACGACTGACGAGGCAGCCCGCGTCGACGGGCTCCTCGAGGAGGCGTCAGTGATGGTGTCCGGCTGGGTCCGGGTAGTCCCGGACCCAGTCCCGGACGCGGTGACCATCGTCGTGTCACGCATGGTCGCCCGGGTCTTCACCGCTGGTGGTGGCGCGGAGACGGGTGTGGAATCGATCCAGGCGACGATGGGGCCGTTCCAGGTGAACCGCGGGTTCTCAACCGATGCCACCTCCGGCGGGGTGTGGTTGACCCGACAGGACAAAGCGATGCTGCGACCGGTCGGGACTCGTGGGCGTGTCGAGAACGCGGGATCGTCGAAGTGGTGAGTTTGGGGCGCCATTTCCCGCTCCCGTTCACCTGCCAGCACGAGTCGTATTCCGCCGGACCCGAAGACGATCACGGCAACGCCACCCCCACCTGGAGTGCCCCGGTTTCGGTGCCGTGTGCCTGGTGGGTGCCGTCATCGGTGGAGCTATCTGCGCCGCCGACGGGTGGTGATCGGGTCGCCGCGGATGCGGTCGTCGTGGTCGAGGCTGCGGTGCTGGTGGATCACCGTGACCGGTTCGTCATCGACGGCCGGCGCTACGAAGTGGCGGGCCTGCCAGCGGACTACAACCACAACCCGTACGGCTACTCACCGGATCGTGTTGTCGTCGAACTGAAATGGGTCAGCTGATGCGAATCGCCTTCAACCCGGCCGGGTTCAACGAACTGCTGACCTCGGCGGGTGCGGAAACGCTCGTCGATGGGCACGCCCAGCGGATGGCCGCGGCCGCGAACGCCGTCCCGTCCACGACGGAACCCGCTGCGACCGAGCCCTATTACGAAGTCGTGGAAGCCTCCGACGGCAAACGGGCCCGCCGACGGATCCGGACTACCGGACCTCGGGCATCCAAACATGAGGCGAAAACCCAAGCCCTGCTGCGGAGCCTCGGTGCCTGATCTGCTGATCTTCCCCGACGTCGACGCTGTCGCGCGCAGGCTGTTGCGTCAGGAGCTGACTCTCCGGGGGCTGGCCAGCGTCCCGGTCGGCACGAAGATCCCGTCGCCCATGCCGGACAGATTCATCCGCTGCTTCACCCTTCCCGGCCAGGAAGTGTGCCGGCGCACGCAGTGGGTGCAGGTGGTGGCGCGGGTCTACGACGCGGCCGGCCAAGACGTGCGGTGCGCCCAGACCGCGCAACTGGTGGCCGCGATCCTGCGGGGCGCACCCGACACCGTCATCGACGGCGACCAGCCGGTCAGTGAGCCCTGCGAAAAACGCGGCCCATACCCGTCGGAAGACCCCGACCTGCCCGGCCGCCCCTGCTACCAGGTGAACCTCACCTGGACAGTGCACTCCAGCGTCAACCCATAACCCAGCACAAACACCAGCCAAGGCCACCCCCACCCCCCGCCAGCAGTCAGTTGTCGGGGATTCCGATGTGCCCTCCGGGGCCGAAACACCAGGAGGAAAACACGATGGCACACACCGATGTCAAGAACACGTTCGTCGGCACCCCGAAGGTCACCGGCGGGATCTGGCGGGTCCCGCAGACGATCACGCTGCCGACCACCGCCTACGACGCCCGCCCCGGCGGCGCGATCCGCCTCGGCGGCGTCTCCGACGAGGGCTACACCTACCAGTCCGAGCGCCAGACCGACAAGAAGAAAGACTGGAACGGTGACAAGGTGCGCTCCCTGCAGACCAGCAAGGACGACACCCTGGAAATCACGTTCATCGAGTTCCTCAACCCGAACGTGATGTCGCTGGTGTACGGCGCCGACAACGTGATCGTCGCCCCGGCCTCGGCGACCCGCGGCACCCACATCACCACCAAAAGCGTGGCCGACAAGCTCGACCATGGCGCCTACATCATCGACACGTTCGACGGGAAGGTGAAGCGCCGCCGCTGCGTCCCTGATGCCCAGCCCGACAAGATCGACCCCATCGCCGAGAAGCCCGGCGACTGGTCGGTCTACAAGGTCACCTTCGACATCTTCCCCGACTCCCAGGGCGTCACCAGCTACACCTACACCGAGCTCGACGACAAGTGGGTGGCCAGCAACTGGACCGTGACCGTGGTCCCCGGCACCACCCCGGGCGGCACGTTCACCCTCGCCGTCGACGGCGGCACCCCGACCACCGGTATCGCCTACAACTCGTCCTCGACGCCGGTGCAGTCGGCGCTGGCCGCACTGCCGGCTGTCGGGGCGGGCAACGCGACCGCCACCGGTAACACAGGCGGCCCCTACGCCGTCACCCTGGTCAAGGGTGGTGTGCTGACCGCAAACGGGACCGGCCTGACCGGTGTGGGCGCCAGCGTCACCGTCGCACCCGCCTGACACCAGCCGGCGCCGTGCACGACCCCGCAACACCATGCCGGGGCCGTGCACGGACCCCCGAAACGTCCCCTGTGCCGTAACACACCTTGGCGCGGCACAGGGGACCCCCCACCCGCAGCCAAGGTGAGCCAAGGTAACCACCACCATGAGCAAGAACCGTCCCGCCGCCGACCAGGCCGCGGCCGAGGAAACGCAGAACGACACCCATCCCGCGGAAA